CAGTATCTGGTGGAACATTTAGACAACTTGTAACCATCCCAGGTGGTAAGACTTATGACAATAGTTTTATACTTTTCAGAAATACAGCAGACAAAAGCCAAATGTTTCTAGGTGTAGAAAAAGCCAGCAACACCACATACTATGTTTATATTAACGACAATACGATTGATGTAACCGCTTACTATGTGAGCTAAAAATGGCGCAGACTCTTGAAATAGAAGATCTAAGTGGCGGTGTTACAGATTATTATCTAAACGCACCACCAAACAAAATGAAAAGCTGTGATAATCTGCTTATCAACCAATATCCTCAGATGGGTAAGCTTTTCACAAGAGATGGATCTAGGCTGTATAGTTCTGCTTATCCACAAATACCTGCTGGCGCACAAAGGATAAATACCTGTCTCATCTATAAAAACTTGCTCTATGTACAAAGTTCACAAAAGCTTTATTACTTTAAAAACTCCACAGGATGGATGGATATACTTGGCCCTACTGGCAACAATGCTTTTCCTTCAATAACCATCAATAATTACTTTAGCTATGCCACATGGAACTACCACACATTCTTTGCTCATACTGGAAGAGATTACCCCAAGAAGGTAATAAAAAACTCTTCTGGTGTACCGTTTATAGTTGAGGCTGGATTACCAAAGATAAACTCTGCTGGAATTACGTTCTCTCATAGCGGAGGTGGTACAAGCAATTGGCTTTATAGATTTGTATATAGGTATGAATATACAGCAGAAGGTAATATAAAGTTTGTAGATTTAGGCTCACCGTCAGCTAGTAGGTTTTATACTGCTGGATTAAACGTAACCATAGCCAATATCCCAGTATTATCTAACGGCACGACATCTAACTTTGATACAGCAAACATAAAAATAGAAATTTACCGCACACTTAATAACGGGACTATTTATTACAAAGTAGGGTCTATAAATAACGGAACCACTACATTTGTAGATAGTGTTCCTGATGCCACTCTTCAGCTTAATGAATTGCTTTACACTACAGGTGGTGTTGTAGATAACGATAGGCCGCCAAAATGTTTAAGTCTTCATATAAAAAGAGACACAGGCTATTACGCCAACATCATGACAGATGGCAATGAAGTTATTAATTATAGATTACTACAGTCTGTGCCTGGCGATATAGATGCTGTTCCACAGAGCTTTTTCTTGGACGTGGATGATGAAATAATAGCTGTAAGTTCAACTAAGGCCAATGTGGTGCTTCTTTGCAGAAACAGCATTTATCGCGTAGACGGCGAATATGATGAGCTTGGAATGGGCGGTATGCTATCTGAGCGTATTAGTGATACTGCTGGTTGTGTCTCTGGACAATCTGTTGTCCAAGCCTTAGATGGTGTTTTCTGGGCTGGCGCAGACGGTATATATTTCACAGATGGTTTTAGGGTTCAAAGAATAAACACAGATTTTGACAGAACATATAAAACTTTTGTGACAGATGCCGGAGTAATGTCAGACAACCAGACATTTAGAATCCAAGGTAAATATAACAAAAAGAAAAACAACATATGGTGGACAATCCAGAAGGAAGGATCTACTGATGTTAATATGTGTTACATTTTAGATTTAAACTGGGGTATCAACGACAAGTCTACATTTACCACTGCTAACGGTAAAAGCTTTGCTCCAAGTGCAATAGAGTTTGATAACGGGCAGATGATACGTTGTGACAAGCGTGGATATGTTTTAATTCATGAAGATGATATATATGTAGATCCTTTGATAGACACTACAATTCCTGCATCAGACTGGTCTAGTGAGACTATAGTTTATGATATGGAGACTGTAGCATTTAATTTTGGAACATCATCCACAAGAAAGTATGTAACTCAGGTCAACATTTCTGCTGAAAGTACGACAAATCTGAGCTTACAGATTGTTAGTAATAATGACGACAACAGAAAAGTGGCTGACTTATCTCCAATAAGGTTTAGGGGTAACGTCACATGGGGTTTTCCTGATATTTATTGGGGAGATCATACATTGGATTGGAATAAGCAAGGTTTGGTTCACGAAAAGCGCAGGATGCCAGCGCAGAACCTTAGATGTAACTTTAAGTCTATCAAGCTTACCAATGCCAAGACTGTGATCATTTCATCTGATGTCATAGGAACGGCTACAATAAACGCTACGGCCAAGACTGTGACATTAACCAATGTAACTCAATATGATTGGCCTAGCCTTGCTGTGGGCTATTTTATTGCGTTTGAGGCTGATAATTTTACAAGGGAGTATGAGGTCATAGCCAGGACGGCTGATGTTTTGACATACCTTGATCCAAACAATGCTAGCTCTACCAATATCAACCAGAAGTGGGTTTTGCGTGGATTTCCCAAAGGTGAGATTTTAAACCTTCTCAATATGAGCCTTGTGTACGAGGCATCTGGGCCTACTCTTAATCCATATCGTACTGCTGATAGTGGAGAGGTTGGAACATGAAGCTGCCGTATCTTTTCAGAAAAGAGATCGAAGACGAGTTTTCACAGGAGAACTTTAAGCGTCTTGGCGACTGGTCTGAGAAAGAGGCTATATTAAGATGTGATTTTCAATTTAGAGTTATTGATATAAAATCATCAGGTTCTAATCAAAAGTTTGCTCATCTATTAAATTTTGTTCCACTAGATGTTATAATTATGCACAATAGTAACAATGCAGTGATTACATTAAACTATTCTAAATTTGATGACACATTTTTAGATTTTAATTCATCTGGGCCAACACAACTTCGCTGCTTGATTGGAAGATATAAATGAAATTCTGGACTTGGTCTGAAATCAAAAACAAGGTGATGCGAGATCTTGATCTTGAGGGTGAGACTTTTATTACTCCTGACGAGATGCTTGGTTATGCAAACGAAGCAATTGATACTGTGGAGAGAACCATACACACATTATACGAAGATTATTTCGTCACTAGAGGGACTATTACATTAGTTCCAGGCCAAGAGTTATATGATATTCCATCAGACATTTATGCTTTAAAGATCCGTCAGATTACATACCGCAATGGTTCTCAGGTATGGAAGCTTGAGCGTTTAAAGAACTGGCACAAGTTTAGCATTTACGAGACAGAGAAGACCAATTTGTCTGGCACACAGCATTATGGTTATTTTGTTATAAACAGCACTCCTGGACAGCCAAAGATACTACTAACACCAACTCCTAGTGAGGCGGGATCTTATTTACAGATTTGGTACATTAGAAACGCCAATGAATTATCTAATGATGCTTCTGTCTGCGATATTCCAGAAGCTGTAAATTATGTCATTTCATATATCAAGATGAAGTGTATGGAAAAAGAACTTCATCCTAATCTTGCAAAAGCCATTCAGGATGTAGAGCAAGAAAAACAAGATACATTAACAGCTTTGTCTGAGATGTATTCTGATAATGAGAACAATATTGAGCCAGACTATAGGCTCTACAATGAAATGACTAGAGGAGATATATAATGTTTAACGCTAAAAAATTTGTAAATAAAGTAGCTCCAGGTGTTAGACAGGCTGGCGCTGCTTTGATTGGCGGAAATTTGGCGGGTATTCCTGGAGCATTTCTAGGCGCTGCTGCAACAAGTCCAAAAGCTAGCCAAACTCAACAAGGCGCTCCACAAGCTGCTCAAGCAGGACAAGCTGCTCCTGCTGGCCCACAACTAAGCCCGTGGCAAGGAATAAGCTCTTTAGGAGAAGAAGGTCAAATAAGGGCAAAAACAGTTAGTGGTCAAGATATTCAAACACAAATGGAACAGTCTCCTTGGTATAAGATGGCTCTTGAAAAACAAGGCGCTGAACAGGCTCAACTTATGAACCAAGCCGCCGGTCAACAAGGCAGTGCTTTGGCACAAGCTAGAAGTGGTTTAGCTATGCGTGGTGGATTAAGAGGTGGTGCTGCTGAAAGACTTGCTGCTTCTGGAGCAGAAAACTTAGCTGAAACAATGCAAAAACAGAGAATGTCTGGAGCTATTGAGCGTGGACAGCTTGGTATGCAAGGTGCTGATCTTGCTTCTCGTGTTGCTCAATTTAATGTAGGCGCAGAAAACCTAGCTCAAGCTCAAAACGTACAAAACAGAATCGCAGATCTTCAAGCTCAAAATGCTAGAGATTTATCAAGATACCAAGAAGAGATGAAGGTTAAGGGAGCAGAGGCTACTGCTGAAGGAATAAGGAGAAGTGGCGGAGGAAAAGGCTTCTTACAAGATCCAGTTGGAGCAACAAGAGCAACATTTAAAAAAATAGGGTTTTAATATGCCGTTCCAAAGCAAATCCCAGATGCGCTTTATGTATTCTCAGCATCCAAGGATAGCTGCACGTTGGGAAAAAGAGACTAAGAACGAAAAAGATTTGCCAGAGAAAAAGAAAAGCCCATGGATGGACATGGGTAAAGAAGATAAGAGAGAAGGAGAATAATATGGATCCGTTAACCATTGCAGCTATTATGGGCGGAGTTGGTTTGCTAAAAAGCGAACTTCTTGATCGTCCAAGAGAAGAAAAACAAAGAGAAATGGCCGCTGTTACAGCAAGATGGTCGCCTTGGACTGGTATGGCGCCACAAGGAATCAGAGAAGCAGATCCATTTGGCTCCGCTCTACAAGGTGCTGCTGTTGGTGGTATGCTTGGACAAAATCAAGCTGCTGCTGGTAAAAAACAAGATTTAAATGAATTAAACCTTGAAGGCGGGCCTGGTGTAAGTCCTACTGGCCCATATTTAACTGCTGAAGAATATCCATCTCCTCAACAGCCAATGTCTTTAGACTCTATGCAAGTTTGGCCAATGATACAATCTGGCCCAATAACTCCAGAGCAATATGCTGCAATGCAAGCAAGATCTTCAATGGTAGGACATTAAGAGGTTAATATGCCATTTTTTCCATTCACAGCAATGACTCCAACAGAACCAAGGTCAGTAAGACCTGGCATTGATGTAGATGAATATGGTTTTGCATTTTCAAAAAATGCTTTGCCATTGCCACCACCTGTTGCGCCAACTCAAAGTACAAACGCTCTTGATGGAAATTTGATCGCTCAACTTGAGGCTGCTCAATATGGTCAAAGCTCTCGTCCTACACCAACACCAACATTAGAAGCTCCTGCTCAAGTTCCAACACAGCCGCAGTTAAATATGCAAGCTCAACAATCTGGAGGCTTGCTTACAAATGTTCCCCCATCACCTTCTCCAGCACCTAAATTGACTCCAGAAGATGAATTGGCTCTTGCTTATGGACAACAACAAGAATTGCAAAATCAGGCAATTAAACAAGCAGAAGAGCAACTTGCTGCTGCTAGATCTAGGCCACAGCAAATGGATCTTAGTCCATTAATTGCATTAGCTGATGCCTGGTCACAAAGACCAATGAATCTTCTAAGTGCATATAAAAGACCTGAAGATCAGGCTAAAGTTGTTCAAGCTCTTCAAGAGGCTGTGCTTAAAGCTAGAGGTGGTGCAGCAAATCTAGCGGCACAAAGGGCTATGGATGTTTCTAAATTAGAAGAGTCAAAAGCAGCTAGAGAACAAAGACTCGAAGAAATTGCTCTTAGAAGAAAAGAAGTTGGTATTCAAAAAGAAACAAAAGATGAAATGAAAAGAATGCAACAACAAACTGAGTGGAAAGAAAAGTTCGATAAAAGATATGGCGACAACATGACTGGTCTTGCTGAAATGGCTCAAAATGCGAAAATAGCCAGAGACATTATTGCTCGTAAAGGAAGAATGCCAGTTTATGGAGATTATGAGTGGACTGACTATCAATCTGCTGTTTCATCTTTGCTTACCAGATATAACGCAGATAAAGCTAAACTTGGAGCACTTGCTGGTGCTGACTTGAAATTGCTTGAAAAAGCTGTTGGTACTTCCATTAGTTCATTTGACAATTTGGCAAGAAACGTAGCTGGTGGCGGAGCTGCTGGTTCCATAAAAGTATTAGACAGAATTTTAACTGGAACAGATCAAACTGTAGACAATATAGGCAAAAGAGCTAAGTCTGTTTACGGCGATCAAGTCATGGATGTTTATAAACAAGCACGTTCATTCTACGATGAATCAAGAGGACTTGGCGGACAAGCAGCGGCTCAAGAAAAACCACAAACTGTAGTTCAAAATGGTATTACATATACATTAAATCCTCAGACTGGGGAGTATGAGTAATGGCGGATATGAAGCCAAAGTTTGATCCTAATCTTCCTTTTGAAGCAGCTCCAACTGGTGCAACAAAACCAAAGTTTGATCCAACATTGGCGTTTGAAGTTGTTGGGGAAAAAAAACCAAAAGAAGAACAGTTTAATGTTTTAAACGAAGAATCAGAAATTGATGCTCTTGATAGGGCTGCTGTTAAGAACTTTGGCGGTGAAATTGACGATCAAATAGATTTCTTAAAAAAGAGAAATCCTAAGCTTGATATTAGACAATGGGAAGGCGAGATTATCGCCAAAAAACCAGAAGAAAAAGATTGGAAAAAACTTGATCCATCAGGTGTAACAAGCGCAAAAGAAGCTTTTATGGATGTTGTTGATGTTGGAACAGACATAGGGTCTGGTGCCTTATCATCTATCGCTGGAGCTGCTGGTGCTGTTCCTGGTGCTTTATTTGGTTTGGGAGCGGGTGGTATTGCAACTGGAGCGGCTACGGCTGGAGCAGCTAGTGCTGGTCTTGAAACTGTCAGGCAAGCTATTGGTAAGGCTCTTGGAACAAGAAAAGAATTTAGTGGTGGAGACATTGCTATATCTGGAGCACTTGGAGGCGCAACTACTGGTCTTCTTGGTGCTGGCGCAAGCAAAGAGCTAATAGCAAAAGCTGCATCAAAGCCAAAAGTAGTTGAAAAGATGCTTGGCAAAGTAATGGAGACTGTGCCAGCAGATTTAGCTCAAAGCACAAAAGTACAATTAACTAAAGAATTAATTGAAAAAGGACAAGAAGGTATCCTTAAAGGTGCCTTTAAAAACTTTGCTTCCAAGTGGTCTGGCATACCAAAGGATGAGCTTGTAAGGGCTACAAGTGAAGTTCCACAAACTCTCATTGATGATTTTGCTAAATCAAAAATGATTAAGCCAGATAAGAAATATACTAATCTTGAAATGGCTGATGTCATCGAAAGAGATGGTGTTGAAAGACTTTCTGAAAAAGCACAGAAAGAAGTTTTTGATAACCTAAAAGCAGCAAGATTAGAAACATCTAATCAAATGAAAAAGACATTTAAAAACTCTGATGAAAATGTTGCATTACAATACTTTGGACAACCTTTAATTGATCTTAAAAACAAATTAATTGAGGCTGCTCAAAAAAATCAGACAGACGTTTATGAGCCTGACATTGAAAGAATCAGCGGATTTCTTAAATATCTAGGCCCTGAAGACAAATTAACCGTTGTTAAGCCAAGCGATATTTTTGACATAAAAAACAGAATTAGTGATTTGGTAGATTACTCAAAATCACCTGCTGCTGCTTTAAGACAAGGCCCTATCTCTAGCACTGAAGAGGCTGCCTTAAAGGCAGTTGAACGTCAAATGGCTAGTTATCTTGATGATGTTTTGAAAAGATCTGGCAATGAGGGGTTAAGGCAGCAATACGGCAAACACATGGAATATGCTGAATATCTTTATCCATTGTTTAAAGATAAAGACACAGCCTTCAAAACCATAAATAATCCTGAGACACTAAGAAGACCAAATCTTAAAAATGTAATTAAAAACTTTGACAAACAATACGAAGCCAATCTTGGTTCTTTGGCTGATATTGCGTCTACATGGCGTTATTTTGGAAGACCTGCTACGGAACCAGTTAGTGGTGGTGGCGGTGTGAAGGTTCTTAGAGGTGGCGGAGTTGGAGCATCTTTAGGATATGTAGGTGGTCTTTTGACTGGCATGCCTGGAGCAGCATCAACTGGAGCTTTTTTGGGTGGTGGACTTGGTGCTTTATCATCTACACCAGCTGCCATGAAAGGTGTATTGCAAGCTGAGACTGCTGCTGGAAGAGCGTTAGGTGGTGCTGCAAATCAATTTAGAGCACAACAGCTTCAAGATTTAGTTCAACGTGTGGGTCAACAATTACCAATGCCAGAATATACACCATCTGCTTTAAACAGACAGGCAGCGGCACAATCTGCTTGGAACTTAATGGGAGGAAAATAATATGAAAATGGACATGAGTGCTAAACCTGAAGGCGAAGAGATGCCAAAGACAGACGAAGGCATTTACGATCAAGAGCACATGGAAGAGATGCTTGAGAGCT